CGCCGAGCCCGAGCATCGCTGTCCGGCGAGGCACGTGTCAGCCCTTGAGTGCGTCGCCGAGCCGGGACACGACCGCGTCGGCGACGGCCTGCGGGGTTCCGCCGGCCTTCACTGCGGCCTCGACGGCTGTACGCACCAGCGGAGTCAGTCCGGCCAGTACCGAGCGGGCGATCGCCTGCTCATCGACCGTGACGCCCTGCCGCTTGGCGAGCTCACGGACCAACCTGAGGGTTTCTTGGCTGTTGATGCTGGCCCAGATTTGGTTGTTGTTGCGGGAGCTGGCGACGAGCGGGTTGTCGGACCCCTTCTGGAGCGGCTGCCAGTCGTAGGCGCTCAGCGCCTCGGTCACGATCCGCTTGATTTCGTCCTTGGTGTAGGGCATGTCATCCTCCTGGGTGGATGTTTGGGTGGTGTGGGTGTCGGTGCGCTGCTGGTACTGCTCCCACGACAGGAGCGGGGACGGTCTCCACGGGTCCGGGTCGCGGTCCTTGCCGACGAGCCCGTCGAGGCCACGCCGGTACTGCGACACCTGCACCATCGCCGACGCAGCCAGCCCCTGCGTGTTGGTGGTCTGGTCGGGGGGCATGAGCACCAGATGGTGATGCTCCACCCATGAGCGGGACGGCATCCGATGCCATGCCGCGAACCCGACCTGCCGACACGCCCTCAGCACCGCCTTGCGCTGCGGTGGGGTGAGGTGGTGGCGGATCGACAGGTCGACCACGCCGTCTCCGGTGTGGGTCGAGCCCGAGTAGGGGCTGCGTGGCTGCCACGACCCCTGACCGGGGCGGATGATCCACCCGTCCCGCCAGCCACGGAACTCGGGCATCGCGGCACATAACCGCTCCGCCTCGATCAGTGCGTCCCGAGTGCGGGGCGACAGCAGGGAGCCGCGCCACGTGATCCGATCAGCCATCATCACACCTCGTAGGTCATCGTGAAAAACAGCGAGTCCCCAGCCGCCCACCCACCAGGGTTGTTGTTGGAGATCCGCCCGGACGGGATCAGCGCAACCACGCGGCCAGGGCCCACCGGCCTCACCGTCAGCGGATACTCAGACCCGCCACGCGCCAGCCACCCCACGCCAGCGACCATCGCCCAGTTCTTGGCGCTGACCGGCATCGACCACATCCACGCCGCCGACCCGAGATTGGTGGTCGAGCCTCGCCCCATCGACACCGAGGCGTGCACCAGACGCCCCACCTGGCACCAGCGGCCCTCCAGCGTCCCGTTTCCGATCGAGAGGTTGGTGCCGTCGCTCTGCGACCACGCCACGGCGTATGACGACCACGACGGAGACAGCGACGACAGCGCATTTTCGGTGCCCTGAGCCAGCAGGGCCATATCTGCCGGGACGTTGTTTGCGTCCGCCAACTCCGGCGTCCGGAGTCCATAGATCGGTGTGGTCGGCATCCCGTGCCTCCTTAGATCGTGGTGATGAGAGTGACCCGTCCAGCGTCGGGACGGTCAGATGGGCCCAGTAGTGCCATGTAGTCCGTGGTGCCCTGGTACGAGACAGCGATCCCGCGAGCAGCGCCGGACAGCAGCGCCGACACCTCAGCGCTGGTCAGCGCGATGTCGACGGTGCCGCCCTGTGCCACTGTCCCGGCGGCGCGAGGCTGAGTTGTCAGCGCGGGAGGTGACGATGGTCGCGTCGCAGCACCGTGCAGCGCCAGCCACACGGTCCGCGCCGCCGACATGCCCGCACCGGTCGCCCGATACAGACGCACCACACCAGACGAGCCAGTCCCGCCCCGTGCCAGGGTCGAGCCGTAAAAAAAGTAGCCGGTGTTGTCGGCCACCTGCCCCGAGGTGGAGTGCCCCTGATAGGCGCGGTGCCCGGCGGTGCCGTCGCTGCGCCACCTCCCAGACCTAGCCGTCGCAGCCTGCACCGCCCCAGCAGCCACAGTGGCCGGTGCGGGCGCCGGATCAGTCTGTGGCGGGGTCGGGTCAGACGGCGGCGTGGATGGCGGCGGCGGAGCGGACGGTGTGCCGATACGGCCCACCACCACACCACCAGCAGACCCCCACAGCAGCGCCACCCGATCACCCACCACCGGCACACCACCGACGTGCGGGACCGTCACAGGCCCCACCCCAGTCGAGACGGTCACCACACCAGACCCAGTGGATGACACAGTGCCCTCACTCGGCCGGGCGGTACGCAGACCCACCACATGCCACACCCCCTCGGAGCGCAGCAGCAGCACCCGGTCACCAACCGCCAGCGGTGTCGGCAGCCACACCAGCGGCGTCACCTCGGACCCCAGCACCGACACCAGCAGCACCGGGGAAGTTGCCTTCACCTCCCCCGCGACGGCAGGCGGACGAGCCGGGGTCAGAGCAGACGCGACAGCATCACCCAGAGGATCAGACATCGACCAGCACCCCCCACCCAGCGCTCGCCGTGACCGTCATCGATCCCCCAGTCAGCGGCAGCCTGATACCCGTCACCAGGGCATCCACCGTGCGGGTCGGCAGCCTCAGCCGCAGCGTGTCCAGCACATCAAGAGCCGGGTCCGGCGCGCACGTCACAGTCAGCGTTTGGCGGCGCGCCGCCCTCGCCTTCACCGCCAGCTTCTGCGCGGCAGCTGCACACTGCGCGTTCGTCCGCATCAGCGGCGAGTGCAGAAACTCCGGCACCCGGCCAAAACCGGACGGGTCCCACGCCAGCGGGCCAGACGCCTCAAACTCCGCCCCCCGCAGCGGCTGCCCAGAATCCGACTCAGAGGTCACCACCCAGCCGTTCCTCAGTGCGTCCCGGTCCATCACCGGCACCCACTCCACCACATCAGCAGCAGACGCCTCCCACACCTGACCAGACCCCACATCCGGGACACCCTGGAGCGCCCCGGCACGATCCACCCACGCCACCACACCCGCCAGACGCATCACCGACAGCAGCGCATCCATGCGGGACTCCGAGTACTCCACCGACGACGGCACCGTCTGCGACGCTGACCAGTCACCGACCGGCAGGATGTCGGCGACGAGCCGCTGCACCTCAGCGCGCACCGTTCCCCCACGCGGCCGCGTCGGGGTCGTGAACCGGTCATCGGCGACGATCCCCAGCAGGTCACCGGCGGAGACGCGCAGCATCTGAGCACCACGCACCCACCGGCCCGAGCGGTGTAGCCGCCACGGCGACCCGTCCGGCACGATGCGCTCCACGCGGAACTCGCCCAGCGGCGCATCACCGACGCCGGCGTACCCGGCACGCACCACCAGTCGATGCCCATGCACCGCCAGCGGCGCATCCGGTGCGCCCGTGAACAGCGACCCGTCCGGGTCAGCCACAGACAGTTCCAGCGACGACTGCACCTGCCCGCCCCGCACCTCCACCGACAGCGACCCGTCCACCACCTCCAGCGGCTCAGCAGTCAGCACCTGACCCCGCAGCGTCGGCCACACCTGACACGACAGCTCCACATCCCCCAGACGAGCCGCACCCCACCTCTCATCGACCGGCCACATAGCTACGCCTCCAGCAGACGGAGACGGTCCAGATACGTTGCCGCCGCAGCAGTCGAGTCCTGATACGTCGGATGCTCAGCCATATCGTCGGCATAGGTACGGGACGGCACCACCGGCAGGATCGCCGGCCCCCGCGACTCATACCCGTCCATCTGCCACGTCACCCGAGGCAGGTGCGGCACAGTCCGCTCCGACTCCACATCAGCCGCCGACACGTACAGCAGCCCCGTCGGATGATCCAGACACTCAGGGTCGCCCCGCAACACCACCGTCGGCCCGGCCAGCATGATCGCGTCCACCGCCTGCACCGTCGCCTCATCCTCAGCGACCAGACGCCACGACCGGACCCGCACCTGACGCTCACCGCCCTGCGTGATCGGCAAACCACCCATCGGACGCACCATCTCCATCGCCGACGACCACCGGCCACGCGACCCGCCCCGCAGCACACCAACCACCACAGACCCCATCGGGGACATCGGGTCAGACAGCCACGCCATCGAGTGCCCGGGCGACGGGGCCGACACCTGCACCGACGCCGACTCCACCACCTGACCAGCAGACGACACGCCCTCCACCCGATATGTCACCGGCACACCCACCGGCAGGTCATAGTCCAGCACCCGCGCCGACGTGCCCAGCACCACATGACGGCCACGCACCAGCACCTCTGCCCCGCGCCACACGCGCCACGCTCGCACCGACACCGCACCGTCAGGCACCTGAGACACCAGCATGTCCACCCACGGCGGGGACTGCATCACCAGCGGAGCCAGTATCATCAGCGTCTCCTCACCGTCGAGGCCGACCTACGGCCAGCCAACTCGATCCGGGCATCCACGAATCTTTCGATACCGGTCGTCGGGTCCACCATGACGATCCGGGCACCAGCCAGACCGGCAGCAACCGCGTCCGCGACGCCGGATGTGTCGAGAACTGGGGTGGTGTGCGAGATGCCGCCACCGGCGTAGGTGCGCATCCCAATCAGGCTGGCCGTCTCCCGGAGGATCGACTGCGCTCGAGGGCGGCGCCAGTCGTTGGCGAGCGGAATGTACGCCTCGCCGCCCGTCTCCGGCTCGGCCCAGATGCGCCAGTCGCCCGCTCGCGCGATCTGCGGCAGGTGCCCGTTCGCCCGGTCGGTGTACAGCCCGCCAGAGGCGTTGATAGTTGCCCTGTTTCCGCCGCCGACCATCTCCCGGCCGTCCTTGGAGACATGGACTTTGATCGTGGCAGTGCGGGTCCGGGCTGCGTCCGCCAGGAGCCGGTTCGCGGTCGCGAGGTCGCCCCGCTCCACGGCGGCGAGAATGCTGGTGCGCACAGTGTCGGGCACGCCGTCAAGCTTGGTTTTCCACTGATTCAGGCGCGCATCGGCGGCCGACTTCTCCAACTGGACCGCGGTGCTGATGTTCTTCGGTGTCTTGAACAGCTGGTCAATGTAGGCGACTGCCGCGGCCTTGCTCCCGAGGTATTGGGTGGCGACCTTGATCATCTGGTCGCGGTACTGGCCGTGGATAGCGATGATCGACTCGATCGACTCACCCTGTTTGGTGCGTTCCTCGATGTCGCGCTGCGCATTGCTGACCATGTCCAGCATGACGCGGTTGTTCGCGATGCCAGCTTCGGTCGTCCGGTCGAACGCGCTCTTGGCCTGGGCGTGCCCGCCAGCGACCTTTTCGGCCCACTCCTTGGCGGCCTTGCTGCCGTCCAGCACGGACTGGTTGAAGCCGAGCTGTGCGTCGAGCATGGCGACGGCAGCGTTGTTGGCGGCGAACAGGCTGTTGACATACTCGTCATAGCTTCGGGTCGCGGCGTCGGTGGCGGCAGAGAGTTCCTTCTGCTGTTTCGTCAGCGCCTCGGATGTCGAGCCTGCGTCCTTGGCGGCGATCTGGGCGGACCGGACGGCGATGGGGATGTCGCCACCCATCCAGCGCACGAGGTCCTCGTTGGACAGGTTGAGCAGGTCGGTGTATCCCGTCGCCTCAGCCAGCGCCGACGCCTGCGCCCGCAGCCCCTCCGCATAGGTCGGGAACTGGCGGATGAGAGAATCGTTATCGACACCCTGCTTCTTGGCCGCCTCGGCCATGCGGGCGAACGCGGCGGCGGCCTTGTCGGCGTGGCCGGTGCCAACCATCTGGCCGAGCGCCTGATCTGCTCGCCGGAAGCCCTCTTCCAGTTCCTTGAGTGCGCCCAGATTGGCCGATGCGCCTGCAAAAAGGTTGGCCATCGGGTCAGAGCTGTTCCGCAGGTCATCCCACTTCCTCAGCTGCTCGAACGCCCCTTCGACGCTCAGTTCGATCTTCTGCCAACCCATGCTCGTCTGAGCCGCGAAGTCTTGGCGAGACATTGCGGCGGCGGCGGATTCAGTGGACAGGGCCAGCTGATCCATCAACGAAGCGGTTTGCTCAAGCGTCGGTTGGCCAACCCTGACCTTTTCAAACACCATGGAGGCGACTTCGAGCGCCACGAAGGCCAAGCCCACAGCGCCAGCGGCCCTCCCCATAGCTCCCAAGGAGCCGATGAACTTGGGCTGGGCTGCCTGCAACGCCAAGAGCGCGGTACGGAACTCGACAGCCGCCGTCGTGGCCTTCATGACGAGGCCAGCGGCCAACGCGAACCCGCCAAACGCGGCCAGCAGCTTGAGGACCGAGGCGGCCATGGTTGGATGCTCAGCAACCGCGTTGATCAGTTCGGTCAGCCACTGCACGACGCTCCGCAATGGGGCTTGGGCGTCTGTGCCCATCTTGATCAGCAGTGTCTCCCACGAGCCGCCGAGCACCTGCAAATCGCCGTTCAGGTTGTCCAGCAGGCCTGCGGCGACACGGGCCGCGTAGCCGGAGTCGTTGACGTTGTCGACCCACTGCTGGATACCCTCAGCGCCCTGCTCGTACAGCACCGACGCGTTGCGGATCGCGAACGAGCCGAAGATCGTGGACAGGGCCGCCTGCCGCTGCTCCACGGTCAGGTCGCCCAGCTTGTCCTTGAGCTGGCCGGCGAGGTTGGTGATGCCCACGAATTGGCCCTCGGCGTCGTAGGCGGAGATGCCGAGCTCGTCCATGGCGCGCTGCGCCTCTCTGGACGGCTTCGCCAGGGCCAGCAGCATCGACTTGAACCCGGTGCCCGCCTCGGCGCCGATCATGCCCGTGGAGGCGAACGCGGCGAGAGTGCCGACGGTCTCCTCGATGGAGACGCCGAATTGGGAGGCGACGACGCCGGACTGCTTGAGCGCCTGCCCCATGTCCCCGACCGAGCCCATGGCCTTACCAGCTCCTGCGGCGAGCAGGTCCGCGACATGCCCAGCGTCCTTGCCCTTCAGCTTGAACTGGACGAGGGCGGCGGATGTTGTTTCAGCGGCGTCGGCGACGCTCAGCTGGCCGGAGGCAGCGAGGTTGAGTGCGCCCCGCAAACCGCCCGACAGGATGTCAGCGGTGGACACGCCAGCCTTCGCCAGCGCCGTGATGCCGTCGGCGGCTTCGGTGGCCGAGAAAGCAGTGTCGCGCCCAGCGTCGAGCGCGGCCTTGCGCAGGCCGGCGATCTGTCCACGGGCCTCCTCGCCAGTGGCGGCAACCTCCGCCATCGACTGCTCGAACGATGCCGAGGCGCGGACGGCCATCGCGACCCCGGCCATGGCGGCGGCGCCGAGGCCGATCATCGCAGTGCCAGCGCGGCGCCACCCCTCCGTCTGAGAGGCCTTCGCGGTCGCCGCGCCCAGAGTCTCCACCGACGCCTTCGCGCGACCCAGCGCCGCCGTGAATCCTTCCACAGAGGCAGCGAGAATGACCTTGACATTGCGATCAGCCATCAGGGCCTCCCTTCGGGGTGCTCGAACGCGAACCACTTGAGGTGGTGGGTGGGGACGGGCTGGTCATGGTTGGCAGCCTCGAGGGCCTTGACGTGCTTGCTCTGCACCTGCTCCAGCACCTCGCAGGGGCGGCAGCGATACATGCCGACGCGCCACCGTGGCCGCTTGTCCGGCTCGGCGTCGTTGTCCCACAGGCCACGCTCGTAGGGGGTGCCGCAGCCGGGGCAGCACTGCTTCTCCCACGCGTCGAATGCGATCCACAGCGACCGCTCCCACGCGTCGAACTCGGGGTCACGGGTGGTGATGGTTGTGCCGTCGGGGCGGGTGGTGGTGACCGTGGTCGGCTCCCACCCGTTGAATCGGCGCAGGCTGACCCCCAAGCTGCGGGCGATCGCCAGATCAGTCCGCAACTCGGCGTCAGAGGCGACAACCTCAGCTACATAGGAAAATCCGGCAGCTCACCGAGGATCGCGTTCAGCTTCGCGTTGTGAGCCTCCAGCTCGGGAAGCTCCATGTTGTCCACGAGATGCGAGAACCGGGCCTCGTCAATGTCGGCGATCGTCTCACCGTCGAGGGTGGTGGCGTGGGTGAAGCAGCGGCGCATGAGGTTCCCGTACACGTCGGTCGCGGGGCCCTCGGTGTCGATGGTGGCGTAGAACTCCCTCGACTCGGCGGGGAGCAGCGCCCGGTAGTGGATGAGGATCGACGCCTCACGCAGAGCGGCGCGGGCCGCTTGCACAGCCTTCTCGGCCGCCTGACGCCCCGACGGCTTGGCTCCGAGCGATCCCGTCTTGGGTGCGTCGTCACCGGAGGGGCAGGCGTCCAAAGCGTTCTTGGCGGCCTCCCAGGCCTCCCACAGAGCGGGGTCCAGGCAGACAGGGGCGGTGGTGGTGCGCCGGATGCTCGACTTCACTCGGGCGTCCAGCAGCTGGGCGTACTTCGATTCAGACATGGTGGCCTCTCTGAGATGCAGCCACCCCCTATACGCGCGAGGCCATGCGGTAGGGGCTGGCTGCGATTGGGGGGTTAGGACGCGATGGTGGCGAACAGCCCGGCGTTGCGTCCATCGACGGCGAGCGCGACGCGGACCTCGTACACGGCACCCTCCTCGACCCCGATAGGCACGAGATCGACGGCGGCGACGCGAGCCTTGATGACCTGAGCCTTCTGCGATGCTGCAGCCGGGGTCGTGTGCTTCAGTCCGGGCCGGTGGATCAGGTATACCACCGAGTCCTCCACGAACTTCGCCGAGATCGTCTCCGCCTGGGGGTCGCCGATCTTGATGGTGAGCGGCTCAAGGTTGTACTCGCGATTGCCGACCCTCTTCTTCGCCACCTTGTCGCACAGGTACTGCGAGCTGACGTAGGACACGTCGGTGGAGATGCCGAACGCCTTGATGGAGCACTGGATCGCGGTGCCCGCGTTGTACTCGGCGACGGTCGGCTTGTCGAGGTCCGCGACAGCGGGGGCGACGATAACGGCGGAGTTCTCGAGAACCTCCACGCCGTCGGGATTGAAAACAGTGAGAGACATGGGGGCTCCTTAGATGTTGGTCTTGAACTTGGGGTGTGCTGGGTTGCCGTTGGTGTCGACGGCGGGCGACTTGAGTGGCTTGTAGCGGGCCTTGTCAGAGTCCGCGAGGTCGGCGGAGATGGTGATGTGGTGTCCGGTCGCGGTGTCGCGGACACGCACGACGCTCACCCCGGTTCGGGTGACAGCGGCCATGTCGGCGTCGGTCGCCTCGGCCTCCTCGGCCTCGGTCGTCTCGATCTCGACCGGTTCGGACTGGTCGGCGGCTCGGGTGGTGGTCATAGCTGGTTCCTTCTGATGCGGACGGTGAAAACGAGAGTCGTAGACATGCGGACGTCGCCAGCAGGGCCCTCGGTCACCAGTGGCCCGGATGATTCCTCGACCATCGCCGAGTCGGCACCGAACGGCTGGCACCTGTTGAGGGCGGTGCGGACGATCGTTACCGCGTCCCGGACGCCGGGGCGGGTGCGGGCCACACACACGGCGTTCACGTCGACCCTGATGTGCGCCGACGGGGCACAGATGCGGCGCTCCGACTCCAGACCGGTGTCGTAGTACAGACATACGTACCGGCCCGGTGGGGTCGCTGGCGGTTCCCCGTCATAGACGGTGAGGGCCGGGATGCGTGCCGCGAGGTCGTCGTGCAGGCTCACAGGATGTCCCCCGCGATCTGCTCAATCCGCTTCACGTAGGCGTCCTTCTTGGCTGCCAGCGCGGGCCCGAGGAACGGCTGCGGACCGTGCCGGGAGGTACCGAACTCCTGGAACGCGCCGTGGCGCGCATCGGCGGCCACGACAGCGACGAGACCCTTGGCGTGGCTGACGATCGAGTTGGCGAGCGCACCGGATCGGCGCGGAGCGCGGCTCTTCGCCTCCGATGCCACCTCCCTGCCTGCGGCGGCGGTCGCCTTGATGACCTCTTGGGTGACCTTCGACGACGCCTTCCCGAGGTCGACGGCGAGCTTCGTCAACTCTGCATTCTCGGTCATGGCGTCTCGATCACCGATGCGGTGAAGCGGCGCTTGACGACGCCGAGACCGTTCTGGCGGACTGTCTCCACCGTGAACCGGGCGCCGTCGAGAGACGGGTCGCGGGGGCAGTGGTTGACGACCATGACGTGACCCTCCCTGAGCGCATCTACCCACCACGGCACCGAGCAGCGGTAGGCGCGGGACGTGACGGGCTGCTGACCCGTTGATGTCACCTGCCCGGCCATGGAGCCGGGATCGACAGCACCGACGCCGGCGTAGACCTCGGGGCCGAACATCTCCACCTCGGAGCCGTCCACGAACTCGTAGCGGCGATGGGTGTAGATGGTGACGTCGCAGTCCATCTCCGACTGGGCGTGAGCGCGGAGGGTGTCGAGGGCGTCGCGGGTGACCTCACCAAGCAGCATGACGGCCTGCCTGATAGGCGGGGTTGATGCTGAACGCCTCGGACTCCCGTCCGCGATCTGGGGCCAGCAGGTCCCAGTGCGCGGCGGTGATGCGGAACCAGCCCGTGTCGGCGGTGTCGTACCGCACCGACGTGGACGAGTCATCGACAGCGACCTGAGTTGCTGTGACGCCTCGCCCCGGCGAGGTGAGGCGGTCGGCGACCACCTCGGACACCACCAGGGCGAGGGCGTCACTGTCGAGCGCCTCGAGGGGGCCGAGGCGGTCAGCGATTATGCGTTCAACCACCGCGATCCACCGCTGAACGAGGACTGTCTCATCGCCACCGAGGCTCGCCCTGCGGGCGGCGATGCGGACGTCCTCGACGGTGGTCACTCCGACCGGCCCCGCGTGGCAGGCTTCGGCTTCGACGGGGCCGGGTCGTCGGCGGCCAGCAGATGGTCGCCGATCATCCACTCAGCCCAGTCAGGTACCGCGTCGCCACTGCGGAGCGCCACCGGCTGGCAAGAGCCAGGGTGGCGCACCACGGTGGTAGCGATGAGAGTGCTCATCACAGCACCTTCACGGCCATCGACAGGTTCGCGTTCGCGAGGACCGGCAGCGCGATCGCGTCACCGACCACCTCGGCGATCATCGGCACCGTCTGATGCCGCCACAGCCCTGCGACGAGACCCGGCATCTCCGCATCGACGAGCGAGAACTTCGGATCGGTCGCGGTCAGGGTCTGACCCCAGAACGTGGCGCCGAGCTCGGTCCCGTTGTAGTCATCGATGGCGGTCGGCTCCGGCAGGAAAAGCAGCGTGTCGTCAGGGATGACGCGCCCGCTCTTCGTGCGCCGGTCGTAGATGATGATGTCGGGCAGGCCGGCTGAGGACACGATGCCGCGAACATCCTGCTCCATCGGGCGGCGGAACGCCCCAGCAGCGGTCTGGCCCTGCATGACCTTAAGGCCGGACAGGGCGCGGAACACGCGGCGCGACATGACGATCGCGCCGGGGTCGGTGCCGTTGCGGGTCGAGTACAGGTCCATCCACGTCTCGAGTTGGGTCAGTGCGTCCGTGGTGTCGGTCGACCAGAGGCTGTTAGCGGTGATGGTCAGGTCGGCGTCTCGACCGAAGTCATCGCTGGTCTTGTAGTTCGACTGCGTGATGGTCGCCTTGCCTGTGGCGAGCACAATGCCACGCATCCGCTCCACCGCATCAGCGATAGCCAGTACGCACCGGTCGGCAGCGCGGAAGCTTGCGTTACGGATCGAGTCGTCAGAGGCGTTCCGGTGCCGCAGTTGGGCGTACTCGCTGACAACCTCCTTGCGAGACACAGCAGGCAACTCGATGATGACACGACCCTCGGGCGGGGTGTCGCCGATCTCGGGCTCAGCGTCGTAGGCGCGCCACTTCGCCTCATCCACGAGACCGTTCTGGCCCTTGTGGAAGCGGGCGGAGATGTCGTCCACCTCCCTATTCGGGAGGAACTGGGCGAGCGAACCCTTGCGGTTTTCGATGTCCGAAAGCCCCTCACGGACGTAGCCGGTGAGATCGGCAGGGTCGATCAGGTCAGTCCACAGTTCAGCCATGGATCAGCCCTCCTTCACGAGGTCGAACTTCGACGCGTCGGAACCGGTTTGCGGCTCGACGTGCGCCTTGGGGAGCTTGGAGACGTTGATCGAGCCGTGCCACACGACGGACACCGCGAGATCAGAGACCCCATCGGTAGCCTCGTCGGAGAACAGAAACCCGAGCTTCTCGCCCGAGGCACCCGTCCACGGCTCGATCGCGCCGAGGTTGGCGATGTTGAGCTCCAGGCCGGACGGGAAGAACCCCTTGGGGTAGTGCCCATCGGTCAGGCTGGTGCCCTTGGTGAACGTCGACACGTCGAGCGTGCCGGTGTGGTTGTTGACAATTGCGTGAGCCGAGGCGAGCCAGGAACGATTCCCGCCCGAGAACGACTCAACCTTCATGCGAGGCATGGTCACTCCTTCTTCTGATGTAGTTGCCGGTAGGCGTCGCGGCCCGCTTGAACGGTGCCGCCCTTGTTGGAATCGCCCCCACCTCGCCCGATGGACGGGTCCGGCTTGGGGCCGCGGGGCTTCGCGCCGTCGCTGCCGGTATGGTCGGCGGGTGCCAGCCGTGCCGCGAGGGCATTTAGCTGGTCTTCGCTGGTCGTCGCGACCAGAAGTTTGATGTCGTCCTCGGCGGTGATGCCGTGGGAGCGGGCCGCCCGTTCGACGGCCAGCTCGTGCTGCATGTGCTGCATCTGCGCCGCAACGTCCTCGACCGTCACCTTGGTTGGGTCGGGGGTCTCCGCGCCGGCGATCGCAGCCAAGCCGCGCTTCAGTTCCGACATCTGCTGCTCGAGCGCCTTGCGTCCGTCGCGTTCCCTCTGGAGGGCGCGGAGGCCGCTGTCGCCGAGCTTCTCGTCGGCCTTGTCGGCCTTGTCGTCATCCTTGGGCGCCTCGGGGGCCTTGCTGCCGTCGGAGGGTTCCTTGGGGGCCTCTGGGGCGCTGTTGTTGTCGGCCAGCATCGTGAAGCCGCCGAACAGGGCGCGGTGAGTGTCGATGATCTGTCGCAGATCGTCGGGCGTGTGGTGCGGCATCGTGCCACCTCTCTGGGGTTGGGTGCGCTGACTCGCTCAGCGCATGTACTTGTGTTTCCGCAGTAGCTGGATCGCCATGTCCTGGTCGTCGCCCGCCTTGGCGTAGATCGCCTTCGGGGTCCAGCGCTCCATCCCGCGAGCGCCGTACATGGTGCGGGTGCCGTTGGCACGCAGCACCGACGTTTCGCCGTCCCTGGTGATGCGGACGGCGGTCTTGGCGTTGATGACTTGGTTGATGTCAGCGCCGTCCTCGATCGCCCGGAGCTGGGCTCGGGTGAGGTCTTTGATGTCGGACACGTCCAGCGGCGGCATTGAGGGCTTGTCCCGGTCACTGACAGCCACCAGACGCCCATCGCAGCCGGGGTGCCGCGTGAACGACCTCGTGCCAGGCTTGAACAGCTTCCCGACGAGCACCGCGCACCGCTGGCACATCGGGGCGGGGTCCACGAACATCAGCGACGTGCG